CGTGAAATATAACAGAGTAGCAACTCAGGAAGATTTTGATAAATTCTAATGTGGCACATCCGTAGGGGTGTGCCTTTGCTATGTCGGGAGGTGAAAAAGTGGCAAGCAGAATCAAAGGAATTACTGTTGAGATTGGTGGTGATACCACGGGTCTTGATAAGGCCTTAAAATCAGTAAATTCTTCATTATCGAAAACACAATCAGCCTTAAATGATGTGAACCGTCTTCTGAAACTTGACCCTTCCAACACTACTTTAGTAGCACAGAAACAACAGCTTTTATCACAGGCTGTTGCGGATACAAGTAAGAAACTGGAGGCGCTTGAAGATGCACAGGAACAGGTAGAAGCCGCATTTAAGAACGGGGATATCGGACAAGATAAGTACATGGCTTTCCAAAGGGAGGTCGAAGAAACTAGAAAGAAGCTGACGCAGTATAAGAGTGAACTGTCTGGACTTGCATCGGAACAGACAAGTCTTGCAACAAATCTATCCAGACTTCAGAAGCTCTTTGATGCAACAGGAACAGAAGTTGATGACTATGCCGATATCCTTGGAAGTAAACTGACTTCTGCCATTAGAAGCGGAAGTGCAAACTCCGAACAGCTAAGAACAGCATTTGCAAAGATTGGTAAGGCGGCAACCGGAGGTAAGGCTGATATCAATCAGTTGACAGATGCTGTTGATACTGTTGATGACGGACAGGCAATCAAGAATCTTATAACAGAACTGAAGAAAGCCGGAGATGCTGCAGAAGATACAGCAGATGATATTTCTGAAATTGCAGAAGTAACAAAGGGTGCTGCACTTGTTGAGGCGGCAGAGGCTTTTTCAGCTGTTGGGGAAAAGATAGAGCAGATTGGTGACAGTGCATATACCGCATACTCTGAAGCTGAAAATGCCGTCACAAAGGTCAATGCATACTTTGGAGAAACCGGAGAAGAGGCAGAAAAGTCTGCATCGGTAATCAAGAATGTTTATGGATCTGGTGTCGGTGAGAGTATGGATAGTGTCGCTAATGCTGTCATCATGGTCAAAAAGAACCTTGGAGATTTAAGTGAGACTGACCTTACAAATATCACACAGCAGGCAATCACTCTTGATGAAGTATACGGCATCGATATGAATGAGACCCTTCGTGGTGTGAATTCCTTGATGCAACAGTATGGACTTACCGCTCAAGAGGCAATGGATTACATTGTTACGGGTACACAGAACGGTCTTGATAAGACTAATGAACTTGGTGATAACCTATCTGAATATGCAGGTAAGTTCTCACAGGCGGGGTATTCTGCATCAGAATATTTTCAGCTTTTAGATAACGGACTTAAGAATGGTGCGTATAACCTTGATAAGGTAAATGATGCAATTAATGAAGTAACAACAAGACTAGCCGATGGAACGATTGGAGATTCCATTGGCTCTTTTTCTAGTAAGACACAGGAGCTTTTTAAGTCCTGGCAGAATGGTGGGGCAACGCAGAAGGAAGTCATTGATTCTATTGTTGCGGATATTGCAAACTGTGAAAATCAGCAAGAGGCACTTAACCTTGCGGCACTAGCCTTTGGTACGATGGCGGAAGACGGAAACTTAAAGTTTATTACTTCTCTTACATCGGTTGGTTCTACCTATGACAGTGTGACAGGTTCTGCCCAGGGGATGTTTGATGCAACGACAACTCCGATGCAGCAGCTTGAAGCCAATACAAGAAAGCTTAAGCAGTCACTGATTCCACTTGGAGAAAAGATAGCGGAACTGGCTAATACTTTGATTCCACCGCTTACGGCTGTGCTATCAAAGATTGGTGAGTGGTTCGGTAAACTTCCGGAACCTATCCAGAACTTTACCATTATCCTTGGTGCCTTGATGGCTATCTTCATAGCACTTGTTCCGGTGATTGCGGCACTAGCCGTCTCGATAGGAGCCTTGGAGGTTACACTATGGCCAATCATTGCTGTCATAGCTGCAGTAGCCGCCGCCATTGCTATTGTCATTGCAATCGTTAAGAACTGGGGTGCAATAACAGAGTGGTTCAGTAATCTATGGACTACCATCTGTAATGGAATTGGAACAGCAATTGAGGGATTAAAGACCTGGTTCATGGGACTGTGGACGCACATTCAGACCGTATGGAATGGTATCTGTAATGCGATTCAAACAGCATTCATGTTAATCGGTTCTATCATCCAGGCTGCAATCCAGATTATCACATTGCCATTCCAGTTCATATGGGAAAACTGCAAGGGTATCGTCATGACGGTGTGGGATGCAATCAAGTCCTTTATTAGTACTGCGGTAAATGCAGTCAAGAATGTGATTACTACAGTGATGACGGCAATTCAGACAGTAATTTCTACTATTTGGAATGCAATCAGTACGAAAGTATCTACGGTGATCAATGCAATAAAGACAGTAGTGACTACAGTTTTTAATGCAATAAAGACGGTTGCAACTACAGTATGGAATGGAATCAAAACAGCTATTTCTACGGTTGTCGATGGTGTAAAGACGAAGGTTTCAACTGTGTTTAATGGAATAAAAACTACAGTTTCTTCTGTGTTTAACGGTATCAAAAGTACCGCATCAACAGTATGGAACGGTATCAAGAATGCAATCCTTACACCGATTGAGGCGGCAAGGGATAAAATCAAAGGCATCGTTGATAAGATTAAAGGGTTCTTTAATAACATGAAAATCAGCCTGCCGAAGATTAAACTTCCGCATTTCAAGATTTCCGGTAAGCTGTCCATTGCACCACCTAGTGTTCCTAAACTATCCATTGACTGGTATAAGGATGGTGGTATCATGACCAGACCTACTGTGTTTGGCATGAATGGAACAAGTCTTATGGCAGGTGGCGAGGCAGGAGCAGAAGCAATTCTTCCACTTAAGGGATTTTATAATCAGCTTGAAAGTATTCTTACAAACAGGCTTGATATGAGTGGAATGGAGAAATATTTGGCTGTCATTGCTGCAAACAGTAGCAAGGGAATCTATCTTGAGGATGGAACATTAGTGGGACATCTTCTCCCGGCTATTGATGGTCAGCTTGGTCAGGCACAGAAATTAAGCAGGAGGTTAAGTCTATGAGACCAGATATAAAAATAAATGGAACATCGATGGCAGGTCTTGGATGGCTTAGAGAGAATGTGAGTTTTCCAACTCCTGTGGCACAGAGCAATACCATCGTTGTTCCTGGCAGAAATACACCAATCAGATACACTGAGGCTCTTGGGAGAGTATCCTTTGAGCCTCGTAGTTTTCAGATGATTTTTACGATGCATGGTAGCAGAGATAAATATAACGTGATGGTTAGTGAGGCATCAAATATGTTTAACGGTGTGCTGTCAGAAGTTATCACAAGTGAAGAACCTACTTTGTATATGGTAGGAACTCTGAAAATTGTTCCATCCTATGACCCTATGACAAAGAAAGGGACGGTGGAGATTTCCTGTGAAGATGGGGATTCGTACAGATACTATGTGGAAGAAACAGTAGTGTCTTATACCGGAGGTGGAAAGGTCACACTTGAAAATGACTATATGCCTGTTGTTCCAACGGTGACAGTAACTGCAGAAACCACATTGTCATGGAAGGTCGGTTCTGATCTTTTCAATAAAACAGTAAGCAAAGGAACATGGACTTTTCCGGAGATGGAACTTGGCAGAGGTGAGAATACACTTACGATTTCCGGTACTGGTACAACCACTTTCAGATATAGGGAGGGATGCTTATGAGTCTTTTCCGTGTATTTGTAGATGGGGACTTGTTCTATCATCCGGGATTATCAAAACTTGCAATTACCCAGGCACAAGTGAAAGAAGATGCAGAAAACATCGATAGCCTAACTTTGTCAGCACCATTCAATCATCCATATCTTGAAAAAGTAAAACCAATGGCATCGACAATTGTCTGTAAGAAAGATGATCAGGTGGTGTTTGAAGGGAGAGCCTTGGATGACGGAAGTGACTTCTATAATACCCATACATGGACTTGTGAATCAGCACTTGCTTATCTGAAAGACAGCTTGCAGCCACCTTATGATTACCAGGGTACAATCAAGGGACTCTTGGAACTCTTTGTAGAAAACCATAATGCAAAGGTGGAAGAAAAGAAACGATTCACAGTTGGGAATGTAACAGTTATGGATAGCAACGATTATATCCATTATTCCAATTCAGAGCATTCAGTGACATTAGAGGCAATTAAGGAAAAACTCATCAAAACATACGGCGGTTTTCTTTGTATTCGATATACAGACAACGGAAAAGTCCTTGATTACTTATCAGATTTTAAGACCTATTCGGTACAGACTGTGGAGTTCGGAAAGAACTTACTAGATGTAAAGATTACGAAGGATCATACAGAACGGGTGACAGCACTCATTCCATATGGAGCAAAAATCAAGACCACAGATGAAGAAGGAAATGAAGTAGAAACTGATGAGAGAGTTTCTATTGTATCTGTAAATGACGGTGTTCCTTATGTTTACGATGAAGATGCAGTAAAAGAAATCGGTTGGATATGGACATCAGAAGTTTGGGACGATGTGAATCTGCCGGGAGTTCTTTTAAATAAAGCCAAGGTCAGAATATCGGAACTTGTCAAAGGCATCATCAGTATGGAACTTACCATCGTAGATGAATCAGATACTGGTGCTGATATTGGAGATATTCGTGCAAGACAGTATGTGGACTGCAAGTCTCCGCCACATGGTATTGATGGCAGATATCTTTGTATTTCAAAGACAACGGATTATCTGAACCCTGCAAGTAATACCATCACTATCGGTGCAAGCGGTGTGAAACTGACAAGTATATCTGTGAAGCAGAATCAGAATATAAGTGCCTTGGAAGAAAATATCCTAGGACAATCGACAAAAATCGACAAAGTGACAGGAATGGTGGAAGATATCAATTCTTCGAAGATGTACCGAACAGAACTTGTCTGTGATGGTGTGAGCATCTTTAAGAACAAAGGACAGCAGAGTGTCCTTAAGTGCAAGGTATATTCCTGGGATAAGGATATTACAGATACCATTGCATCAGAGTGCTTTGTATGGCATCGAAAATCAGATAATGAAGAAAGTGATGCCGATTGGGATAATAGCCACATCGGTATGAAACAGATAAATATTACTACGGAGGATGTGCTTGATAACGCATCCTTTTATTGTGTAGTGAACATGAAGGAGGAATAACAAATGGCAACAGTTTTGACATCTAGCCAGCAGACCTTCGTTGACATTACAGATCAGCGAAAACTGTCTGCATATATCACATCAAATCTTCCAAAGACACAGAGTGAAAATCCGAATGTTCTGCCACATACTTACTCACCAAGTTGGGCAAGTACAAACCTTGTGCTTACTCCGGTCATCTTCCTTGACCAGACGAATGTGGTCTTGAACGCAACGGGACTTTCAATCACATGGAAGAGAAAAGATGGTACGGGAGCAGAGTCTGCTCTTACAACAGGAGAAACAGCAAAGAACGGTATTCTTACTGTAAGCCAGGATAAACTTGCTGCGTCTACTTCTGGAATGATTACTTATATCTGCTACATCAGTTACTACGATTCTGAAACGAAGAATACAGTAAATATCTCTTCTGATATTACTTATACTTTGGTAAAGAATGCGGAGAATGCGAGACTCGCATATATCAATGCAGATACTTATGTTTTCAAATACAACACAAGTTCTACTTTGGTGGGTGCAAGCCAGTCAACCTTATCGGCACTGGTGCAGGGCGTATCTATCAGCAAATGGCAGTATAAGAACAGTTCTGGTTCATGGGTAGATTATCCGACAACCTCTGATAATAGCAATATTACAAGTGGAACGTTAGTGGTAAAACCGACTCATAGTGTATTCGTAAATAATGTTGCTCAAATCAAACTTGTAACCAATGACAGTGATGTCTACGACACTATCACAATTACGAAAATGTATGATGGTGCAAAAGGTGACCCTGGTGCAACAGGTGGAGCGGGTTCTGGTGGTCTTTCCATTATTTTAGGAAATGAAGCACAGACGATTGCTTGTACCAACGGAGGTGTTGTAGCAACAGCACTTGATGTGACGATTCCATTCACAGGATATGTGGGTATCACGCAGACTGCTTGTACCTGTTCTGTTGGAACACTTCCATCCGGTGTTACCTTAAAAACAAATACGGCGGCTACGGTAAGTGCTGCAGGTTCTGTAGTTCTTACCTTTGCAGCAAATGGAACACTTGGTGGGGCATCTGTGATGAATGGAACGATTGACCTTACCTTTACTATTTCAGGGAAGACAGTAGTTAAGAAGTTTGGATGGACAAAATCAAATAAGGGAAGTAACGGAGACAACGGCAAAAATGCGGTTGTTTTTTCTGTATATGCACCAAATGGTACGGTTGTTATCAATCAGTCCGGTAGCCTTCAGCTTGCAACAGCAGCTTATAGTGGTGCGACTTCAATCACAGGTACTTATCAGTGGGCGAAGTATACAAATGGAACATGGACAAATATCAGTGGTGCGACAGCTTCAACACTCACTGTATCTGGAGCTGATATCGTAAATATCCAGTCTTACAAATGTACGATGCGATATGACGGTGAGTATTACATTGATGTAATTACTGTGGAAGATAAATCGGATCCGTATGTATCAGAGATGCTTTCCATTGGTGGATTTACTGTAAAGAACAATATGGGCGGTGTAGTTCCGTATGTAATTGTTCGTACTAATCAGAAGGAAGTAGACCCTCTGCTTGGTCCTATCAGTGAAACAGCACCATCAAGTCCAACTAGCGGAGATTACTGGTATAAGATTGACCATACCAATCAAACGGTAACTCTTATGGATTACGCGGGTTCTTCATGGGCAGAATGTCCGGAAACACAAAGTCTTACTTACACCTGGTACAAGCAGGACAAGGATGGCAAGGAGACTACTTTTGGAAAGACAGGAAAGGTTATTTATCTGTCAGCAGCAGAAATTGACAGTTTGGTTACATTGCAGTGTGATGTATCCAACTAAGGGGGTGAGCATATGGCTTTGCTTACTTCTTGCCAGTCTACCTTTGAGAACTTTATCGGGTATGAAGAGGAACTGGAATCAGTAAAAGAAACGGTAACGGAATGTTACTCCGAAATATCAAAATCGGCTGGAGAAATCGTACTTCTTGTAAGTGAAACATATGCAGAAAAATCTGATCTTGAAACTATTAAGCAGGATTTTGAAACAAGCATTACGCAAAGCAGTACAGAAATCAGAATGGATTTTACTGCAGTTACTGATGAAATCAAGGGTACAGTTGCTACTAACCAGGAACTTCTTGAAGAGTACATTCGTTTCAAAGGTGCTCTTATTGAACTGGGTAAAGTAGGGAATGCATTCACAGCCGAACTTTCAAATGAACAGCTTGCTTTTATGGAGAATGGGCAGAAGATTGCCTACATCTCTAATCAGCAGCTTGTTATTACAAATGCAGAAATTAGAAATAAACTGTCCCTTGGAAATGAATCCAGGGGATGGTTTGATTTTATACCAAGACAAACAGGGAATCTTTCTATCAAGTGGAGAGATCCGTCATAAGGAGGTGGCTAAATGGCTACAAGTGGAAGTATTACAACGAACTCCTGTGAAGGGCGTTCATTAACATTATCGTGGTCACTTTCTAGCCAGAGCGTGGCAGATAACTATTCAAATATTTCATGGAAACTGAAAGGATCGGGTTCGGGTTCCGGTTGGGTAAACGCAGGTAACTTTAAGGCTGTGATAAACGGTACAACGGTTTACTCCAGTTCAACAAGAATTCAGTTATATAACGGAACTACAGTTGCATCGGGTACAGCTAAAATCAGTCATAACTCTGATGGTACAAAGTCGTTCAAGTTAAGCTGTGAGGCAGGTATCTATTATGTGGCTGTAAACTGTACGGCAAGTGGTACGCATACACTTACCACTATTCCAAGAGCATCGAGTGTGTCAGCAACAGCTGTCAATTTAGGAAGTGCAACAACGGTTTCCATCTCAAGAGCATCATCTTCCTTTACACATACATTGACTTACTCGTTTGGTAGTGCAACAGGTACGATTGCAACAAAGACATCATCGACATCGGTTTCTTGGACTCCGCCGTTATCCTTGGCAAATCAGATACCAAGTGCCACTTCGGGTACTTGCACCATTACTTGCACTACCTATAACGGAAGTACAAGTATCGGTAGCAAGACTTGTACAGTAAAACTTTCTGTACCATCTTCGGTAGTTCCTACAATTTCTAGTTTATCTGCGACTAGGGTAGATGGAACAGTACCAAGTGCCTGGGGCATATATGTACAATCGAAATCGAAAGCAACGCTAACGATAAATGGGGCGGCAGGAAGTTATGGATCAACGATAAGTTCCTATTCGATTTCCGGTGGTGGATATTCGGGAACATCATCAACTCTTACCACAGGCTTTTTAAACAGTAGCGGTACGATAACTTTCACGGCAAAGGTTACAGACTCGCGTGGTAGAACATCGGCTGCAGCAACAGTATCCATATCAGTAGTCGCTTATTCTGCTCCGGCTTTCAGCAGTTATACTTCGCAGAGATGCTTGAGTTCCGGAACAGTTAACGAAGAAGGAACCTATGTAAAAGGAACGGTGTCTTATTCGTATGCATCGTGCAGCAGCAAAAATACTGTGACAAGAACTACTTATTATAAGAAGTCAACAGACTCGACCTGGACGAATGCAAGTGCATCCTTTTCGTCCGGTACGGCATTCACTTTTGGTGGTGGTAATTTATCTGCAGACTATTCTTATGATATCAGATACACCATTGCAGATGCCTTTGCTACGGTCAATGTCTATGATGTTGTAACAACTGCAGCGGTAGTCATGGATTTTAAGGCAGGAGGAAAGGGTGTTGCTGTCGGTAAGGTATCTGAGTTTGACAATACCTTTGAGGTATCAGAAAAGTGGGATGTAAAGGTCTATGGTAAGTTGCTGAAATCATTCTTGGTGGATAGCATTTATCCCGTGGGAAGTATTTATATGAGTGTAAATAGTACAAGTCCTGCTACTTTGTTTGGTGGTACTTGGTCACAGCTTAAAGATAGATTTT